TGATTTAATTGACCTGAGAGATCTCCTACATCATTGGTGTAAGAAGGTACTTTTTTCTTGAGCTTCTCAAACACCTTGCGTTTAATCAGCATAAATCCAGTACCGCCATTAAAGATCTCTACTGGTTGATCTATGGGAACAGTGACCTCACCTGCATAGTCCACTAAATTGACTACAAAGCTACCTGTATGGCTTTTTAACTGGTCATTTGGCACACCCGCATCCATTGCTTGCTTGGTGCTATTCCAGTTAATCTCTTTTTTAGGATAGATACCGCAAATAATGTCTTTATCAGCTTGAATCATTCTCACAATGTCCTCTGGTCTGAATTTGATGTCGGCATCAATAAACATCAGATGAGTAGAGTTAGACTTTAAGAAAGTATGCGCTAAAGCGTTTCTAGCCCTAGTAATAAGGCTTTCGTTAAACATAAAACTAAACTGAGTTTGAATTCCAGCCTGGCTCAATACGCTAATAGACTGCAATATGGCCTGAGTGTAAAAGCCAGCACACATACCGCCATACATAGGGGTAGCAATAAAAATAATTGGTTGTACGGGTGCTTTAGGTGCTGCTTTCTTTTTAGTTGCCATGATTTTCCTTAAATAAAGTTGTCGGTACTAGCATTTACTACTTCGTTAATCAGTATGTTTTTGCGGTCGTTAGAGCATTCGTGCATACAAGTTGTTTTAGCGTTAAAGCTACCCATGTATTCCTTGGTAGCATCGGAGAACCATAGCTCTTTAAAGGATTGATCCTTGATTGATCCTATGCAGCCCGTATTGTCATAAGCCTTGTTATGGCAAGCGTATACCTTTAAATCCGCGCCCACTACAGGTACGGTTTGCATAATGAAGCACTTGTTATAGCTTCTAGTATGAGAATGGCTACTCCCAGGAGTGATGTTATAAGTGCTGTTAACAGTAAAGCGATCATCACATATTGATTGAATGTTTTTGAGTTGTTCATTGACTTCCTCTGCTATCGGTTTATGGTATTCGTAGAAATCTGGTACATACATTGGACTGAACCGCACATTTTCAACACCGCTATCTTTTAATAACTGGGTTAGTCCCCCAAGATTTTTGTAATTGTTGCGATGCACAATATAATTAACCGCTAAATCACAATCTGCATTCTTGATCTTGGCAAACTGCTCCATATTTCGAATTACGCTATCAAAGCTCTTTTCAGAAACATTCCTAAAACGCTTCATTTCCTCGCCGTTGGTGTAATCCATGCTGACCCTTACCCATTTAGCTGATCGCAACACAGAGGCACGTTCCTTGGCTAAATTTTGACCATTGGTGATAATGGATAGACCTATTCCGTAATCAAGCGTGGCCTGCATGATCTCCACAATGTCTGGGTGCATCAATGGCTCACCACCACCAGAGTAAGTTACTGCTTTAACACCCATCTTCCAAAAATCTTCTAAGATTTGAAACATCTTTGGCGTAGGAATGATGTCATCTTCTTTCATGTCCTGATGCATACCGCTTTGAATGTGCTCTTCATCACCGCCGTCTTTTACTCGAAATCCCGTGCTATACACACAAAAGAAACAACCGTGATTACAAAGGTTGATTGGCTTGACGCGAACATATAGCGGTGCTTTAACCTCCCCCGCCACAAAAGAATTTAGCTTTTCTGGGTAATGAAATATCTTAAAATCGCTATATTTGTTACTTTTCATACTAAATCCTTGTATTCAATTAACAAAGTAGACCGCCCTTTTACCCAGTTTAAGAAGGCAATTTGGTAAAAAGCATTCACTTCTTCATCACTTTTCATCTGTAAAACAGGAAAACTGACCATATTCATCAACGCTTCTGAAAAATCTTGCGTATGGGTAACTCCCGTATAAAGCGGTTTAGTCGTATTTCCTACTACACAGCGAATAATGGCCGCGGGCGCGAACTCACCATCTGAGATTTCTTTGGCTTTGTCCAAATGGTTCACCATCGCGTCCAATCCGTTTAAAACAAAATCCATTCGCTCTATAAACACAATGGGAAGCAAACCTTTTAAAGACAAGCCAATAGCGCAACCTATCATTAAATTCTCTGCTACAGGCATTTCGATGATTTGCTCATCGGATACATCTTTTAAAGTTCCCATAGCGCGACCTTTTTTCAAACCATAGCCAATAAACCGCGATTTAGTGTTTTGCCCTAAAAGCGTGTTTTGCCGAATTAACGCTTCTTTGTAGCTCATTTAATATCCTTGAAAATAATGTGTTTCTTAGTGCCGTTGCCAGCATGAGGATAAGTAGCGGTGTAGCGGTTTCTCATGACACAAGATGGCCATTCCATACGAAAATTTGTTGGCATCCTTTCTTCTATAGTGGAGTCAACGCTGCGGTTGTTATCTTCAATAACAAACATACAAGGCAAATCGTGTCCTTGCACAAACATCACCGCTTCGTAAAAATGCCCTTGTTCTTCCGCGCCATCGCCCAAAAAACACCAAACCCAATTAGGGCTGCCTTCTTCTTTTAGCGCGTAAGCAACACCCGCTGCTATAGCGCAAGTGCCTCCCAACACACTAGAAGTATAAAAGTTACGAGCAGCATCAAACACGAACATAGACTTGCCAGCAAGAATTTTTGCAAGAAGCTCATGTCTGGGAACTCCAGATAAAAGAGCATGATGATGATTACGGTGAGTGCTAAATATCCAGTCGTCATTTTTGATGTCCTCGTTAAATAAATCAATCAAGAAATCTTCATTTCCACCTGATAGGTGAATCAAATAAGGCAAATCACCTTCTTCCCAATGGGAAGCCACATCTTGTTCAAACTGAATAAGCTCTTTTTTAGTAGCGTTTTTCAAAATAATGAATCCTTAATAACAGGAACAATGGTCTTGTGCGTAATCGTGCATCTACGTTTTGAGCCCTCGGTCAACATCCCTATTTCTAATAACTCATTAACGCGCCCGCAAACCGAACTTAGGTCTAAACCCATTTTTCGTGCAAGTTCGCGCCTGGAGTAAGACACGCCAGGAGTCATAAAATCAAGAATGGCTTGCGCCTGTTTGCCAACCAGACCGCTGGCCCTATGTTCTTTGTAAGCTTTTATTGATGTTTGTGCGACTGTCATATGTCCTCTCTCATTAGGTAAGTGCCAGCTGCCTAAATAGATGGCTGGCGCATCTTCCTAAACCACATTTAGACTTGCGGAGGTACAACTTCTTCGAACTGTCCAATCATGACGACACAACCGCCACCTTTGATGGGTAAACCACGTTCAATAGTGATTCGTTGAACGCTAACATCGTCTGTATATACGATGCCGATAAGTGAGTCCAATATTGGCTTGACACAGTTGTCAATGTCCATAAGTTTTTTTGACCGTGGTCTAAGAATGATGTCAACCCATACTGGGCTGTTTCCATAATTGGGTACTCGGTATTCCTTGCAATAAGCTGCCACATCATTTTTAAAATCTCTCCCGCGTTGGCTAATGAACCTACGATGCCCACTTGCAATCCAGTAGTTATTGATTGAGGGCGGGTAAGGTAGGTTCAAATGAATCATTTAAAAGGGTACATCGTTATCGTTAACTTCGCGGGGGTAAGTTCCCGCGGCTGCTGCTGGTGGTTTCCAGTTATCTTCCGATAAGCTGATTAACTGACCCTTGGGGGTGTTTTTAGTCCACCCAGCCAACTTGACTACTTGACCAGCTTTGTAATCCTCTGAAAGCAATATAGTGCCTTTCCAATCAGGTGATTTTTCATTTGTCCTCTTCTCATTCATGAAGAGTACGCCTTTGCCCATTTGAGCGATGTGTCCGTTAGACATTTTTGATTTCCTTTCTGTGGAGTGCCAACTTGGATAAAAACTTTGCAGTAGCGTTGCCGTCGAACCCTTTGGTAAATTCATTGTTTACCTCTCTAAACATAGCAATTTTTTCTGCCTTTTCTTCTGGTGAATATTTGTTTGACTCATGAATCTTGGCGTGCATTTCTGCAAAACCATCAATCCAGTCGTCTGTGCATAGGTATCTTGCATACGGCTCGGTTGTTCCTGGCACATAAAGCGGAATAGCGTCATCAATGATGCTGTCAGGAATGGCCGACAAATCCACTACTGTAGGAATGATAGAACCCATGTCTTTAGCAGCTTTAACTACTGGTTTGTCGTCAAAGTCTTGGACTTCTTCTGGGCTATAGAATCCTGTAACCGATCCTGGGAATACCGATCTAATGCCTTCCGAAATGCAGCGGCTACGGAGCATTGCGCGAGGGAATTTTTGCCAGCCTGACCCTGGTTTGACCAAGCCGATTCTTTGTGCTTGCTCAAGAGTCCAAGTGACTGCAAGGCTGCCACCGTTGGGATGGGTAAATACGCCTGTAACTTTTTCATCTGTGTACACACTCCAATCTACTTTTCCACCAGCATTTTGAAAACGCGCCAGCATTGCATCTGCTTTGAGTGCTGGGCGACCTTGAATAATATGGAAGTCTCTTGCAGCTGTAGCGGGATGTAAACCCTCTGCTTGTGCAACCGCCATCAGCGCAAGAACGCTGTTTTTATCCTTCATACCAAACAAACCAGAGGCAGCAATAGCACCCGCCATCTGATCCATTTCGTTAAAACTGACAATGTTAGACATGAATAATCTCCGATAAGGTGTAAATAGTGTCAATGACTGAACTTGCAGCCATAATCCAAACTGCTATATCAATGCTATTCATTTGGGACTCCCATCGCTTTACGAACTACTTTTCTTAAAAAAGACAAGGACAACTCCATTTCCTGTGCTGATACAGTCAATTTGCCAATATCTGCGCATTTCGGATTAAAAACTTTTACGGCTCTAGCAATAATGTCGGACTTGTTGTTAGGAGTAATTGTTTTCTTGTTAGCTTGTTTTAAAAAGGATTGACCAATAATTGGCAACTCGTTGTAGTTCTGATGAATCAAATTGCCATACAAGTCTTTGATGTACTTTTGGCTATGACCATTAAGCATCATGACTGTTGCCGCCATCCTGACAGGCGCAGATGAAACAATTGCTGCATTTGAAGCGCAATGCTCTATCAAAGATTCATGCAAATCAGCTACTCCGCAATTAGCTACATCAAGCAATTGGTCTGCAGTAGGCGTGTTATTACCCATCAAAATAGTGGCTGCAATCGCACGACAAACTTCGGCAGTCTTTTGTGATAAGCCTGTAATATCAGAATAAGTACGCTTTAAACCGACATCTAGAACCTTAAATGCTTCGGGGGAAATACCACGATAAACTGCTACTTCCACAGCACTACCCGCTTGAATAATGGCGTGTAGCTTATGCTGACCATCTATCAGCTTGCCTGTACTGTCAAATGCTACGCCTTGGTGGGTCAAAATCCACTCACCACGACCGATTGCACCAGCCAATGATGTAGCCCACCATGGACGCAATTTGCGGTTATCGGTGTTATTTTTAAGGTATTCAGCCGCCATGGTTGGCGTAATTCTTTCTACTTTCATGTTTAACATATATCCCCCTTACTTAACCAAAAAACGGCGTGAGCCTGGGGTTTCTACGATAAAAGTCTCGTAAATATCAGGCATCGCTTGTTTAAATAAATCCGCGCTAAATCGGCTAGAACTCTTGCTAGACTTCCAAGTGACCAAAGTCTGGCCATCTACTGTCCGAACCTCTTGCGATTCACCCATTAAGTTTCTAATGGCTACTTCGATTTGCTCCTCAGTAGCTTCAAGATGCTTAATTTGAGTCTTAATATCACGCAATTGAGCAATAGCCATCTCAACCTGACGCGTTGCCGTAACGACACTTGTAGAACTTTGCGGGAACATGATTTTGGTTTGCTCGATTGTTTCCGCTGACGGCAAATTACCAGATTGGCAATACCCCCATACTTCCGCCATCTTTTTGATAAGTTCATCTTTTTCAATATCCCCAATCTGAAATTCAAAGGTCTGAAACTCTTGACCACCGAACAAAACAGCAAGATAGATATGGTGAACATTGTGGCAAGCTGCTTCGTGGATAAGCTGGGCAAAATCAGCATCAGGAATCCGATTACTGTCGGGATCAAACTTATTACGAACTGCGGCGTTGTAGTTCTTAACCTCAACAAGAGTAGAACCATCAGCAGAAATGAAGTCGAAATGAGACTTAAACCAAGAGTGATCTGGGTGGGCAATAACATAATCAGCTTCCTTTAACTCAATTTTGAGACGATCTTGAGCCAAGCGACCAATCAAAGGCTGCATGGTATGACCCATCTGCACGGCCTCAACCCCTGATAAGTCTGGTAACTCTTTCTTACCTTGCTTTTCAAGGATGACATCCACGGCCTTGCCATTAGCAACCTTACGACTGTCACCTGACCAGATAGCTGAATTGCGTACTGCGGGCGCAAAATCTTCACGATCGTTCATGCTTGTCTCCCAAAAGGTATGGTTGTTAAATCGTCCAAGCTCTCGTCATACGGCTGGGGATCATTCATAACACCAACCATGTGCTCGGCATCTTGCAAAGCAAATAGCAAGGGCATGGTGATGTAAGTGGTAGGTACTTCTTTGCGCACCTCTTGTGCCAGGTGGCTTAACACATTAAGCAAGTGTTCTTGATTCATAAATTGTCCTCTCATGTTTAGGATTAAATGTGTACTGCGAGATCAGTATAGACGATTACAAAAGATATGCAAATACTTTTTTAACCTTCTCATCATTCTTGATGTTTTTTTGACAATTTGCCTGTGGATAAGTCTGTGGATAACCTGTGGATAACTTTGTATAACTATGGGATGGAAGGGGATACATAGATGTTATATATATATAATATAACTTACGAAGTAAGTTATTTACTATCGTAGAACTTGTCTATTCTATTTCTATCTTCTATTTAACGAGGGATGCCCCTTAAGCGTGACCTACTCATCAGCCTTGACAAAATTTTGACTTTTTGATTTTTAAAATTTTAAAAAAGCTTGGCCTATTACAAAACGAATGCCATGCACGTGTCCAGGCGCGCGTGCGCGCGGGCGCGCGCGTGTGTGCGTGTGCGCGCGTATGCGCGTTTATTTGTAGCAAACCCTTGATTTTATAGGGTTTTCAATTTTAAGACGTGTAATCGTTGATTTAAGACGTTTTTCATTGTTTTGGTGTAATGGTATTCTAGGGCATAAAAAAACCCGCCTAAGCGGGTTTTAAGGGTTTTAAAACGTATTTAAAACATACACAAGATGACAATTAAACCGATCAACAACACGGCGCACCAAATGTCGTTTGGCGTAGGATGATTACTCGGCATATTCTCTCCCTGTATTGGCGTAAGCGGCGCGTTCCAGCCACGGAAAAGCCTCGCGAGCCGCAACGTCGTCCGTCATTATTTTGACAAACCAATCTTCTCCGATATTGCCGTCCAGCAACATGTACGAGACCTCGTAAAACGATTCCAGACCGAATTGCTCAATAAATTCCATACACGCCGATACGGAGATACTGCCCGCCTTTTGCATATTGGCATTCTCCATCTCATCTAAGAGCATGGCGACGTCGTCGTAATGGTCGCGCACGTTGTCGCCGCCGTCCTCGTACTCGTACTCGTACTCGTTGCCGTCCACGTACCCAATCGCCGTTTTGCCATAACCATAATTGGCGTATTTATACGCTCTGATCTCTGGTCGCTCTGTCGCTTGTTTCAATTGCTTTTTATAGCCCTTAATCGGCGTTTTGGCGGCGTTACTGCTCGCAGTCCACGCGTATGTATTGGATAACCATAAACCCGCCCAATACACGCCGCTTTTTTGGTTTACAACTGCCAGACGTCCCGCGTCATCCATCAACACAAATTTATTACTTGCGCCGATGTGATCGCCGACAATTGCCGCAAATGCTGGATGGAAAGCAAAATCAGGGTTTGCCGACAACATAGGTCGCAAATAGTCGCGTATGTAATGCCACGTGTCCGATTTTGTAGTGTCGGCGGCGTTGCCTGTACTCAAAATGCCGTTGTGCATAAGCCATAAATCAATGCCGTGATCTTTTCTATTTAAGACCTCGTAGGGATGGCAATTTTCCAAATCAGTTGCGCCGTGTGTGCGCATACGCAAGTGAAAAGCGCAATTTTTGCCTTCGATATGCGCGCGGTAAAACGAGACAAATTGAGCGGCGTTTTTAGGTAAACACTTCTCGATAATAAGAGAGCCATTTTCCACAAACATAACGCCGACGCCGTCGCCGTTGTAATCGTAAAAATCTTCGAGCCACGCATTCGATAATTTTGGCGATTGTTCCGATTGAGTGATAAGTAAACACATAATTATATTTCTCCGATTGTGGTTGTTGATACGCCGCCGAATGCCGCTGGTCGTGCCTTGTGTGTGTACGGCACTTTAAAACCCTTGTCTAACAAGTAAGCGCGCAAATGCGGCGTGTCGCGGCGATTATTTTCTAAGCAAATGTATTGCAAAAAATTCTCCGTGTTGAGTTGTTGTTGCGACGTGTCGCGCGCAAAAAACCACGTAATAAACGCAAACTCTAAACAAGCCATAATCGTTTGATATTTGAGCGTGCCCTTAAATAATCTAAATTCGATTGTTTTGTCATTCTGAAAATTCAGAGCCTCATAACGATCTTGATTGATGTTGCGCAGCTGCCGCGCCTTCGTGTCGCCGCAGCGTAACGCGTCGCGCAGCCACGTCTTATCCGCGCTTTTATCTTGGAATTTTGCGTACCCGCTCGCGTCCCGCCTCGCGATTGCTTTTACTAAAGACTGGTTGTTTGTGTCGTTGATAAAGAGAATCATTTTGGCGGCATGCAACATAGTCATGTCGGCTTTACACACGTGTACGTGTAATCCGCATGTCGTCGTATTGTGCGATTTTGCGCCGCGAAATCCGCCCTTAAAAAACGCAAGTTGCGCGGCATGCACGTCCAGACCCGTGTACGCCGTTACCAATTCAAAGCCGCGATTAAGTGAGCCGTCGCCCTCGATCAACGCGTATTGTTGCCCGTCGTCGCGCTCTCCCAATCCCTCGAGCAATTCGCCCGCCTTCTCGTTGCGTCCGTGTTCGCTATTGATCTCCATTTCCAACTCGAGACCCAACAACACGCGCGGCCGCCGCTGGTCGTATGCGCTCGCGATATGGCCAAGATGATGCCGCGACGAATGATAAGAGCCGATATGCTCTTCCTCGCGGTCGCGGTCGTCGTCGTCGTCCTCGCTGTCGTCGTAATACGAATTACGCTCACTGTAAAAATAATTGCTCACACAATCACTGCACACGGAATAGTCGTCGCGCACGTTGTAACTATCGTCGTCCGTCCCTAACACGTCGCAGTCGTAACATTTAAAAAATTGCCCGCTGAAGTGTTCGTCCAGCCAATCTACCCAATCGCTATAAGAGCCGCGCACGTCGTCGTATTCGTTAAGACCTGAGATCGCGTCGCATTCGTCGTCGCTTCTTAAAGCCTCGCGCAATACTGCCGCGAGCGCGTCCCGCCGTTGTTGCGTTTGCAGTAAGCGCGATGGTGATCGCTGGTCGCGCCAATTGCGATTGTTGCCTTCAATGTTGCGACGCATGTTGTCGCGTATGCGAGCCAGACTCGCGCCGTCCTGCCGTCCTGCCATGATGTTGTAAGCCATGTTGTATACCTCGTTTAGGAAAAGGGCAAAATTGCCCGCTTCGATCTTCTCATAAAATTGTATGTATGTATAGGTGTGTAATTACATACAGAATGACAAACACAAACAGACTGCAAACCCTTATGGTTATTGGATTACTAGAGTAATTGTCTAATTGATACCAATACAAAGGAAAAGACAAAAACGGCGTATAGCGCGTTTTAATGCGTTTTGGCGGTATAGCTCAATAGGTGAGCCGCGTGAATACATAGATCGCCTATAGTCTATATATATATAATATATAATATCTATTATATATAATGTATATAAATATATATGTATATATGTATATATGAAGTATATATATATACAGGTAATATATATATCGTATATATAGGTAATACGATATGGGGATATGGTGAGATATAACCTACACTATCTATACAGAATATATTATATATTCGTATAGGGTACGCGCCCAATATATTAATGGGCATTATCAGGGTTATGTATACGCGTATTCGTAATGGATTATATGGATAATGGGCCGGATTATCTTTCGATAATCTTCGATAATCGTTTGGATTTTTATTATGGGCTGGACACCCGAAAGGCGGAGCCCCTCTCGCAGCTCCCCCCAGAAAAAAAACGTGTTTTTGCTATAGGCTATGCAGCGTGATCGTAGAGTCCGTTAAGTTCACCGTTTGATGCGCGCAATAGAAAATGCGGCTTAACACCTTGTGTTTATTGAAGATATTGAAGGTTGTCCACATTGGCCCTGTAGCCACGCCCTCTATGTGCTTGCAATACTTTGAAAGTGCGCCAATGCCTGAGACATCTAATTTCATCTCTAGGGTGCTCATTCCCATGCCTGTAGGGTGGGTGGTAATGACGCTTTTGCCTTCATTTAATAACTTTCTAACCCGTTTATTAAAGAATTCGGGGTCATAGCTAGGCAGCTGGTTAGACAGGGGAGGGGAATTGATGATCAGGTAATCGAATGTGATTGGGATTGGCACATTGAGCGCGGGGTAATCAAATAGCAAATCATCTCGGCTTGCTATGGGACTGGCAATCTCTAGCAGATCGGAAAGGTGATCAAACCAATCCAGATGGAAGGCCACCCAGTTTTCCCGCAACGGATGGTTGTAGAAGTAGTTATCGCGCCCTATCCACGCGTTAATTGCGCCAGGCGGGATACTCAACCCTTGCAAGCTAATAGGCACACCTTCGCATAGTGGTAGCAGCTGCGCATGATGTTGCTCATTACAATGATGCGTAAACTCCAAATGGGGGTTTTCTTTGCAGACCTGGCGTAAGTAGTTCAAATGAACCAACTGATCGCCTAAGTGATATTCGTTGTATGTGTGTATCATGTTGTGTATTATTAGGTTAAACAAAGGAGTGACGATATGAGTATAGCAATAGAAAGAAATATTCCCCCACCCGACATCAAGAAGCGTAATAGTTATCCCTACAAATCCATGGATATAGGTGACAGCTTCTTTATTCCCGAAGTGAGCATTAGGACTGTGTGCAACAACAATTACCGCGCTGGTAAAACCCATGAACGCAAGTTCGTGGCCAGACGAGAAGGAAACGGTGTACGCGTATGGAGAACGGAATAATCAAATTTCATGAAGAGGACTTGTTTCTTGATGTAATGGATCAATATGTTATTTGGCGTATGAAAGACATTATTGCCTTGACAGTTGAATCAAAACAAGACGAGCAAGTCAACGCAGCTGCTAAACAAATATTGGCGTATATGACCGCCCCAGGAGATTTATGATGGAAAACGGAACTACACAGATTAGCGTATTAGATTTAATCGAGAAAGCTGGCGATGACGCCAAGAAGTCGTACATGACCCGTATCTGGGCGATGACTAAGGATCAGTTATTCCATGAAGTCATGCGCGTACAAGGCGAGAGCGCAAAACTTCTCTTGCAAGCCCAGTCAGAGATTGATCGTCTTAACCATCTTGTGAATCAAGATGACGGCGACATCAGACATTGAAAAACTCTCGAAAGAGAGGCTTTTGTACAAAGCGGAGATGCTAAAGGCGATAGTTTGCCGCACCAAGAGGCAAAAGATTGCCTTGGCGGGCGAATGGCGCGAAAAGTATAGTCCAATGACTTATGACAGCTTGATTGCTTTAGCCAAGAACCATACGGCTCGGCTCAAGGTGGCGTATTGGGATTTACCTGATTTTGAAACAAAACGATTAGGGAAACATAATTGAAAACCGCAGCCGTAGTGACAGTTACCAATGGCAAGCGCCTTTTGGAGTTGGCTAAGTGTATTGCTTCTGTAAAAGCCCAAACCTATCCTTGCCAGCACTATGTTTTGGTAGACGGAATGAACCCAGATCGTTTTCACAATGATTACGATTACTACGATAAAGATTTGCACTTTTGCTATTGGCCTAAACCGATTGGCGGCAAAGATTTAGAAGGTAGAAGGTGGCTGGCCGCCGCGCCTCACCTTATCAATGAGGATGTGACATTCTTTTGCAACGATGACGATTGGTACGAGGAAAACCATGTACAAACCATTATGGAGAAGATCGAAGAAGGGAATGACTGGGCGTACTCTTTTCGCAAGGTATTTGATAAGGAAGGCAATTTTCTTTTTCCTGATAATTGCGAAGCCCTTGGCGAAGCATCCCCCGTTTGGGTAGCCGATGGCCATCATTTTGTAGATTGGTGTATGTGGGGTATGAAAACCGATTGCTTAAAGCAAATCTCTAGCATATTCTCAAACAAGGGGTGGGGTATAGATCGTACTTTCTATAACAACGCCAAGCACATATTCCCTAAGTTCACAGGAACAGGTAGGCATACTTTTTGCTTTAGATTGGGTGGCAATGAGTATTCCGTACAAAAAGAGTTCTTTGAACAAGGTAATTTGGAAATGCTCAAACGCTTTAACGGCAAACTTCCATGGATCATCACATGAGTGACTTTAATCTAAATCACTTTTATCATTTTTGTAAGCAGTTAAAGATTGAAACCAAGGAGCAAGGTTTACGCAAATTGGACAGTCTGATGGGTAGTCAAACTTATGTCATGAATGAAATGGCAAAAGGGCTATCTGAGGGAGTTCATTTTTTTGTAATCTTAAAAGGACGGCAACTTGGAATCACTACTATTTCACTCGCACTCGATCTCTACTGGCACTTTACACACCCAGGACTACAGGGAACGCTTACAACGGACACAGAAGAAAACCGAGATATGTTCCGAAGCACCCTCGCAATGTATATGGATGGTTTACCCAAAGAGTACAAAATCCCGATCCTTACTCACAACCGAAACGCGCTGGCCCTCAAGAACCGAAGCCGTCTCTTTTATCAGGTCGCTGGGCTTAGAGCCAAAGGAAGTCTCGGTCGGGGTAAAGGTATCACCTTCCTTCATGGAACGGAGACGAGTTCTTGGGGAGACGAAGAAGGACTAGCTTCCTTGTTAGCTTCCCTTGCGGAAACCAACCCAGACCGCTTGTATACCTTTGAATCGACAGCTCGCGGTTTTAATATGTTTCACGATATGTACACCACCGCTAAACGCGCCCGCACCCAGAAAGCTATTTTCTGCGGTTGGTGGCGAAATGAGATGTATAGCCTAGATCCTAAAGGTCAGACCTACAACGTGTATTGGGATGGCAAGCTCACCGGTGAAGAAAAGGAATGGGTACGGGACATTAAAAAACTCTATGGGGTAGAGATCAATTCTCGCCAGATAGCGTGGTGGCGGTGGAAGTTGTACGAAGGTATCAAAGATGATAGCCTGATGTATCAGGAGTTTCCGCCCACCGAGGACTACGCCTTTGTAATGACGGGGCAGTCGTTCTTTTCTAATGCGAGGTGTACAGATGCCGTTAAAAGACTTAAGAAAATTTCTTTTGATTCCTATCGCTATAGTTTTGGCGTTAATTTCCAAGATACAGAAGTTCTTAAATCTACAGAAAGACTTGCCACCCTTAAAATATGGGAAGAACCTGTTGATACTGCTTACTATGTTATTGGTGCTGACCCAGCTTACGGTTCTAGCGATTGGGCTGATCGCTTTTGTATCCAAGTATTTCGGGTATATGCCGATGGACTTGAACAAGTGGCTTCATTTGCGACTTCCGAACTCAATACTTATCAGTTCGCTTGGATTATTGCTCACTTAGCGGGTGCGTACAAGAACTCCACGCTGAACTTGGAAATCAATGGTCCAGGACAAGCCGTCATCAATGAATTGCGTAACCTTAAGCGTCAAGCCGCTTCTATGGGTACGGCTTTAGGAAAAGACCTCTTAGATGTGTACGGCAATATGCAAAATTACATTTGGCGTAGGAACGATACTCTTGGAGGGGTGTCTAACTCTATTGGCTGGATGACTACGGCAGCCACCAAAGAGCGAATGCTTACTTACATGAAAGATTACTTTGAACGCGGCATGATGGACATTTGGGATATGGACACCATTGAAGAAATGAAAACCACCATTCGAGACGGCGGCTCAATTGAAGCGTCTGGCCGTAACAAAGATGATCGGGTGATTGCTGCTGCTTTAGCGTGCGCTGCTTATGCCGAACAAGTCCAGCCTAGATTGATTGCTCAAAAGATTACCCGCAACGTGTCGCGTGTACAAGACGATTTCACCCCAGAACAATTGACAGTTGGACGCAATGTATCTGACTATCTCAAAAGGATTGGTGTTTATGGTAAATGCTAGGGTATACCCCAAGTCTGAATTACGAAGAATTGTTAAAAAGTTCTTACGGGATAAGGACAGGGGTATTTCTGTCGCTTTATTTGCTGAATTGGCGGGAATCAATCAAGACCATCTACGCGATGTGTTTCTAGACGAAATCACGCCCCTTACCGAATACATCCAGCGCAGAGTGGACAAGGCTTATAAAGCATGGGTTGGCGGTGAAGTAGCCATTATGCAAAACCAAGATAACACTAAATTTGTGCAATATCGCAAGGAAGCCAAGCCCGTAATGGAACGCGGTATGGGCTTAAAACTGGAAAACGGTCAATTTAAAGTCAATTTAGGGGTCAAGCCTAAATACGATTACTCAGATTTAACACTTGACGAACAATTGAAGGGGAGATAACAATGGCAGTAGTTAACGATTATAAGTGTCCTAAACATGGATACTTCGAAAGCCGCAAGGCTCAATGTCCTATGAAGGATTGTGATGAAGAAGTTATGGTCGTATTTTTGCAAGCACCTAACCTCGTTAGTGCGAAAACTACCTTTACAGACAAAAGTACCAAGCAACTTGCCATCGAGTTCGGTATGTCAGACATCAAAACCACGCGCGAAGGCGAGCACCAACAAGGCTTCCTTACCAAAAGAAACAAGTTCACCGAAAAAGAATACGCAGACGCAGAAAAGTTCGCTACCCGTAAAAAAGGAGTTAACAAAGACAGAATCAAACCTGTGGCGCAAGAGGCAGCTCAAAAAGAATCCCGCCCAGGTGACTCGGCAATCTGGGGCGGCGGATTCCAAGGTATGAATATGCAATCCGTATTGGGTGGAATGATTAAGCCAATCAGAGATGAGCAAGTGGGCTTGACACCAGGACAAGCTGGTATTAAAACTGGTCCTGTAATTGATCCTAGCTCTACAATGAGAGACCCACAAAACTTACAGATCAAAAAATGAGAATACCTAGCGGAGAATCGAGAGAAGATTTTTATTTAGACATCATTGCAAAATGTATGGTGTCAAGAGAAGAAAGACGCGGAGACTATACGACTTTGCGATCTTTCTATCTTTTTGGTAATGATCCAGAATCCCCGCCAGCGTATTTCAACAAGATTCATCCGCATTTAGATCAGCTTACTAGCTTTTTATATTCCGCAGAAACCACCCGATTTTCGATTGCATTGGGCGCGGCGGTTAACCAAATGGAACACCGTAAGACCCCTTCATTAACCCAAGCGTTAAATGATGAGTGGCTAAACTCCAATGCCGACCAAGTATTCTCTACCGCATTAACTTGGTCATTGGTTTACAACAGTACCTTTATCAAGCTGGTGTACAACAACGGTATTCATCCTTACATGATTGAACCTTCCGCAATTGGTGTGCTGCGGGAGGACACGCCCTATACAGACAGGCAAGAGGCCATAGTTCAAACCTACTACATGACCAAATCGGAACTCTACGCCCGTCTGTATTCCCATCCTAAGAGAGATGCTATTGTTTCACGCGTCAGCACAGGAACAAAAGTATCCGAGTCAGACATCCCAGAAGCGGTCAACCGCATTGTGATGAGTCAGACCAACCCAACCATCTACGGTAATGTGAACTTAGATTTATACGGTATGAACCGTTATAAGTCCCGTGTAGCCGAAGAAACTATTGAAATGACCGAGCTTTGGGTGTGGAATGATGACACCGAGGACTATCAAGTAGTTACTATGGCCGCGCCCGATGTGATTGTGTATGACCGACCAGGCGAATCTTTATTCCTTAAAGGTGAATGTCCTTTTATTCAGATTTGTCCTAATCCTTTATACGATTACTATTGGGGTGCATCCGAGTGTCAACAATTGATCTTGCTTCAGCAGCTGCGTAACACTCGCATGACCGAGATTCTTGACCTTCTTAGCAAGCAAGTATCTCCACCAACCACTTTTAGCGGCTTCTCAGGTATCACAGACGAGAAATACTTTGCTATGCAACGTGCTGGCTCAATGATTGCTACCGATATGCCAGGAGCAAAGGTAGATCGCCTTGCGCCAGAGATGCCACCTGACTTATTTGAAGTAATCCACGAAATTGATGCGATGTTTGCCGAAGTATCGGGCATTTCCAATGTGTTGAGCGGTAAAGGAGAAGCTGGAGTCAGATCGACTGGCCATGCAAGCCAATTAGCCCGTCTTGGAAGCTCACGCGCGAAAAAACGCGCTTTAATTGTAGAAGATAGCTTAGAAAAGGTCGCTACCTTGTATTTGAAGCTCATTCAATCGTATGACCCAACGCATTTTAACGACACAGAAGATATGCCGTTTATTGCCGAACAATTTACTAAAGATTACGTGGTAAAAGTAGATGCTCACTCTAACAGCCCAATTTTTACAGAAGATTTGAAACAATTGGCATTTAATTTATTTAAAGCAAAAGCCATTGATGCGGAATCTTTGCTTGACTTAACAGAACCACCGATGAAACAATTATTGAAAGATAAATTAAAGCAACGGGAAAAGCAGCAAGCATCGCAACCGCAAGCTGCGCCTGAGGCTAAACCGAAAAAAGAACCGAAAGGCGAATAATGGCAACAGGTAATGTACAGCCCAAAGCTGACCAACCCAGAGTTACTACCGAAAATTTAAAACGGAGTGACACAAGCCCTAATTTGCAATATCGTACTCAAGGTATAAAAAGTTTTGACAGAAGTTCAAAAACGCGTAATTATGGTCGTACAGTTAGGGGATAGTTCACTTAGGAGATTTAAATGCGCAAGTCACATAAAAAATCACGCAAGTCACGGAGATAAATTTTCTCGTTCCTTCACACGATGAGGAAAAGGGTTATGGCTGCCTTACCCTATAAATAGGTGGCCGCCTGCGTATAGGAGATTTAAATGCGTAAAGGTCGTAAAGGTCGTAAAGGTCGCAAGTAATCCGCAAGGATTCTAGCGATTGACCGCTAAACCTCCCTATGGGGGGAGGGAATAGAAAATAATGCCCCCCACTTGACTTTTGATAGTTTATGATTAACCTAGCGTTAATTTTGATAGGAATAGTTTATGGGCGTACCATCAGACCAGTTGATGCAAATGATTAAATCCCAACGGGATGGTGCAACACCCGCTGGCGCAGCACCTATGCCTGATAACCCATCCGTGGGTATGTCAGACACTTCAGCCCCACCAATGGGCTCTCCAATGTCCACTCCAGAACCAAAAATGGGAAATCGCGAAGCCGCGATGATTAACATTTCAATGGCGATGGATTTATTGGAACAAACTTTACCAGCCCTTGGAAGCGAATCTCCAGAGGGTCAAAAAGTATTATCTGCACTTCGTACTATGACAACAGTCATCGGGCCTAAGAAAGCTAAGACCAACGAATTGCAGCCAAACGAAATTATGCAAATGCTTCAAACATTACCCCAAGCTGGCGGTGCTACAGCAGAAGGCAAAGCAATGGCTCAAGCACCAACAATCCCAGGTATGTCTGCCCAAGTGCCTCCACCAGCCCCTCCAGGCGGCGGTGGAATGCCTCCTGGTGCTGGCGCACCTTCTTTAACTCCACAAATGTAAGGAATTACTATGGAACTGTTTAAACCACGCGGCTCACAAAGCCCACGCAGACCAACTGATAACAATCAGAAAAACGGCCAAGTTATCAATACTCCACGCTATTCAGAGTTTGGTGGCTTAACTGGTGCAACTAAAGCTGGCTACAAGAACATGATGTCTATGTCTAAGCCAGGCGACACTAAAAAAGTTATCTAAAAGGAAAGGGGATAAATCATGGCATCCTTAGAAGATATAAGTTTAGAGCAACGGGACGAATTGGCTCTCTTGATGAAAGAGTTAGCTGACAACCCAGATACTCGCAAAGAAACATTGCGTCTCACCAAGAGATTGCGTCCAAATATGCCTATTCCAGAACTCGAAATCGAAGATTTTACCAATGGTAAGATTTCCGCTGCCGAAGAACGGGTAATGCAATTGGAATCAAAATTGCGTGAAAAAGATGCAAGAGAAGAATTAAAATCTCGGCGTGATAATTTGATTAAAAAAGGTTTGGCTCGCGATGAGGCAGACATTGATGAGATTGAAAAAATCATGTTAGAAAAAAACATTTCCAATCACGAAACTGCAGCTGAGTATTTTGATTGGATGAAACAAGCTGCAACTCCTACGCCTAATTCGGCAATGGGATATAACCCAAGCGCACTTAGCAAGTTTGACCTTTCTAAATATTGGAAAAACCCACAAATGGGTGCAAGGGATGAAGCAGCAAAAGCACTAACGGAATTGCGCAAAAACGCAAGACCAATAGGTTATTAAAACGCAGTAAATAGGGGATATTTACTTTAATGGAGAATTATTATGCCAATAGGTGGCGGAATAGTTCCAGCGTCAGGATCATCGCAATATAACGAACTTACTTATGTAACTCGCCGCGCGTTTATCCCCAAGCTGGTCGTACAGCTTTACAACAGCACACCCTTAATGGCTGCTTTGATTGCAAACAGTCAACAGGCATCAGGTGGTGTATCCCAAGTAACCGTACCCGTACAAGGTGCGCAGTTTGTTAACGCCCAATGGTCTGACTATTCTGGTTCTTTTAACCAGCCGTCAGTTCAGCAAGGTGCTTTCAATGCTGAATTTAACCTTAAGCTGATGATTTCTCCTGTACCGTTCCTTGGTATGGAAGGTGCAGTTCAGCAAGATTACGCTATCATCCCATTGATTGAAGCTCGTATGAATGACGCGACCAATGTGATGATGGACGCAATGGCAACCGCTTTGTACAACAACTACACTAACACTCAACAGTTCATTGGACTGCCTGGTGCTATTGATGATGGTACAAACATGACTACCTACGGAAACATTAACCGTAGCACCTATACATGGTGGAAGTCTAAGGTTTACAACGCTGGTTCAGTTAATCCAACTCGTCAGAACATTCTTCAGTACATTTCTGGAACTGTGAAAAACGGTGCAGAAGTTCCTACTTTTGGTGTTTGCGGTTTTGGAACTTGGACTCTTTTAGCTCAAGACTATGTTGGTCAAGAGCAATATGTTATTACCCCAGGACATGGCTTTGATAGCGACTCCAATGGCCCACAAGCAGCTTTCCGTGCTTTGATGGTTGCTGGTGTTCCCGTTTATCCAGACCCATACTGTCCAGAAGGCACTGTTTACTTCATTAACAGCAATTACTTAAGCCTGTATATTCATGATCAGGGTTCTTTTGTATTTACTGGTTTTGAATCGACACTTCCAAACTGGCAGATCGGTTATGTTGGCGCAGTTTTGATGATCGCTGAATTAGTGAGCACCAAACCTAAGTCAATGACCCGTGTCTCTGGCTATAACTCAATTTCACTATAAGGAGATATAGTCATGGCACTCGGTTTAAATAAAATCCTCATTGCTGGTACATACGAAAATACGCCTGGTTCGTATTTTCAAGCGCAAGCAAATATCGCTGCAACCACCGCTGGTAATGTCGTACCTGCTGGAACTTATCTAGTAGTTAGTACATCCAATGTGGTCATTCAAACTGTTACAAATTACAACACCACCTCTAATGTGGCTACATGGTCAAATGTGTATCCTGTTAACTCTGGCGGTATGGTTATTTCTGACGGTACGAATGTACAGTTATTGGCTACTACTAACGCTACAGTGCAATTAGTGACTGTAAATGGTGGTTCTCCTGTATCTGGCACTTTTAACAGTTAAGGGGCAATAAATGGCTAATCCTGATTCAGTATCACAGTTTTACCTTGATTCATTCGGGAATGGTCGTATTGCTGTTAAGCAAGCTACAGCATTTAACACGACAGGGAACGCTACCGTTACTGGTATTACCCTGCCGTTGTTAGGTGGTGGCTTAACTAATGCTAATGCAACCGTTGGATCTGGTGGCGTTATTGTTCGTAGAATTACTGTAAATAATCCAATTGGGAATATCTCAAATGTGGTTATTTCTGTAACTACTAGCTCTGACGGCAACATTTCTAACGCTGTAGTAGCAAATACAACGCTAACCAATTTGACAGGCGCTGGTATTTACCAAGACCTTACAATTGCTAGTCCGTATAACAGCAGTTCTGCTATTACTGGTTTTACAACCCAAGCTCTGTATGTCAATGTGAACACTGGTAGCGGTAATGTCGCTAACACTGCAACC